ACCTTTATACCCTGCTTTTTTGAGTATTTTTTTAGGATTCTGGCTTTTATTATTTAAGAGATATTTAAATCTATGTTTTATTGTTCTTAAAGGCCTCTTATTAAAGGTTTTAATAATCCTATCTTTTTTAATATCAGGATTTTCATACCAACAAACTTGATCTATAGAATTTAACCTAGTTCTAGTATAAGACAGTATCCAATTAATTGCGTTAATAGGAAAAGCACTATCATGTTTAATACCAGTAAATCTCTCTTCTTCTGCAGCTGCTATTACCTTACCATCAACTACTAAACAAGCTGCTGAATCGTGATAAAATGCTGAAATTCCTAATTGTATCATTTTCTTAATTCCCAAAGTCGTTCAAAACCAAAGTAACCAATTAATTTTAATATAGTATCGATTCCTCCGACAGCTAAACCAAATTTCCAGCTACCGCTTATTAACCAGCCTGAAAAGATAGTTATCGTAGTTGCTATTACTCTCCATACTAAAGTTTTTACTAAAGTTTCTTTTATTGATGCCATTATATTATCCTTTTAGACGTCTTATGTTTTTTATATTTAAAATGTACTTTTTCATTGCCCCAAAGTGAAAGTGTAAACCGTGTTCCTACACACTTCTCTACTCTATGTAATTCGTTATCATCAAAGTATACAAGCATTCCTTTTTTGGGCGAAAGGCTTACTCCATTTTTAAACTCTATCTTTCCTCCACTATAACCATCATTTAGATATAAAATATAATTATAAATATTTCTATGACCGTGGAAATCGGATACCTGATCTATTTCTTGATCATATCGTTGAAGCCAAATTTTATCGAATTTAACCGCTGAAAAGCTACCTTCATTTATATTTAATAGATCTACTTTATTTTCTAAGAAATCAGTAAAATAAAATCGGATAAGACCGTTGCAATATTTTTTATTTTCTTCATCCCAGTTGGAAAGTATGTAATTTATCTCTTCCTCATTAATAAATTGATCTACAATTTGAATCATAACTTACCTTGCTCTCTCATTTGTTGCCTAATCTTGGTAGCTGACACTTCTTTTACTTCTTGAGGAGGGACATGTTCTATTACTTCGTACCCTACTCCTCTTCCATAGTTTATAGATTCAATATCCGGAACTATAGTAATTTTAACTTTACCTTCTTCTAATAAATCTTTTAACTCTTCAGCTAAATTCATCATTACTTCTTGGGGTGTCCAAGGTTGATTTTCATTTGGTTCAACATCTCGAATTGCTAACCAAACTTTCTTACCTTCTTTTAACCTTTGATCAATTAACCACCTATGGCCTTTATGCCATGGTTGCCAACGACCTATAAACATACTATATTTCATTTATAATTTTATTTAGTGATTCTTCTGGGGAATCGTTAGTAGTGTCAATGTCTATAAAATTAGCTGTAGGAGGTACATAAGCTGTAGCTTTAAAATGATCTCTTTCTCTTGGTTCAGTAGTATGAACATAAATTTCTTTTATATTTTCTTTCATTAACTCCTTAAATTCTTCTCTTTGATCCACATATGGAGAGACTAAAGCTACAATAACGTCGTTATCATTATTGTGTATGTAGTGAGCTATTCTTTGTGCTGTACTAACATTGTCTACTCTGCCTTTAATAGAGTAATCTTTATTAGAAAATAACTTTCTCATATCATCCCCGTCTATCATAGCGGGTTCGTAAGTAAACATTCTGCCTTCCTTTAAATGTCCTTTTAACATTTTAGCTAAAGTTGTTTTTCCTGAACATGGCTGTCCTGTAAACCAGTATATCATATTATATAGTCTGTTTTTTTAGGTATCTCAGGTAAAATTATATTATTATCAAAATAAGTTTCTGAAACATACTTTGCAAATTGCCAATGACCTTTTAAAGTAAAATGAGCATCGGTATTTTTACCTTTAGATAAACCTTTATTAGTTTCAAATTTATTACCGTACTTAATATTATCAAAAGGAAGTAAATATGAAATTAAAATAAATTCTACATTAATCCCTTTAAAATATTTACCAAAATCTTCTAATACCTTAGTATTATAATTAGCAAATGCTCCTAATTTTTTATATCTGTGATCATATATAAAATTAAATGCACTTATTACTTCTGGTTTACTATTAAAATAGTTATCATCGAACTCTCCTTCTAAAGCTTCAACTAATGCTCCATTTGTTACTGATACTATTTGACTTTTTTTATTGCTATAGAGTTCTATTCTATCAGGGATAGTTTCTAATACTATAACTTTATCGCCTTCTTTAATATTAGTTAATCCTTTAATAAGTTGGTGTATAATAAAAAAAGGACTTGCTCCTCCTTGAGCATGATTTTTATATTCAAAATCTAATCCTTTAGCAACTAATCTAGGCCATATACTAAGAGATTTTCTCAGAGCATGTCCTTGAGTAAAACTATCTCCAAAGAAGTGAAATGTATTTTTCATACTTTTGAGTTGTGGAGAATATCGGAGTCGAACCGATGACCTCCTGCGTGCAAGGCAGGCGCTCTAGCCAGCTGAGCTAATCCCCCAACCGATTATGCGTACTCTGCTAATAGTTTTTCAACATGTGCTTTCGCCACTTCGTAATTAACAGGTCCAGTTTCGTCTTCATATTGAACGGGATCATTAACGCCCAAATCAATGAACGCTTCAATCCTTTCAACAGACGAAGCACTCTTGTAATCAGAGTTTCCTGAAGGATATGGTTTGTATGAGGTATTCGTTCTTTTGTATACTTCGTCAAAATCCAATTCCATCCCTTTAATGAGTATTTGTCCATCTTTTAAGATTCCTAATTTATCTGTATCTAAGTAAGGAGTAAAATACCCTACTTTATCTGCTTCCCAGTTACCTATTCTAAAGGCAGCATCGTCTGCATCTCTAAACTCTTGTCTGCAGTCAGGATAAATAGCATGATCACCTGCATGTATACCTAAAGCAATGTCTGTATTATTACCATTAGTATTTGCAGCTGATAAAGCTACTGCTTGAACTAAAGAAGCAAATATTTTATTACGATTAGGTACTACTGTAGCTTTCATATTATCTTCTTCATAATGTCCTTCAGGAACATCTTCCCCTCCTTCAACTAAGTTAGAATTAAGTAAGTTAACTAAACCATCTAATTTAATAACTTGGTAATTAACTTTCTGCCCATTATCATTTAAGTAACTTACTAATGATTGAGCTCTCTCAAGTTCTACTCTATGCTTTTGACCGTAATCAAAAGATATAGCAGTTACTTGGTCATACTCTGATAAACATCTGAGTAGTAATGTAGAGGAGTCCATTCCTCCGCTAAGACTTACAACAACATTTTTTGCCATTTCTATAAATATTAAAATTTGCCAGGTATTATAAACGTATAGGCTAACGTTAAAATTACTTCATTACAGAAGTAATCTTCTCTGTGATATTTTTATATGTATCAACATACTTTTTAACACTTTTATACTCTCTGTTAGAGTTTAGTAACTCTTCAGCTACTCTTTTTAAAGCGTAACTAAAATTACCGGGGTAACATATTGTTTTAATATAGTGAGTATCATTCTCACCTTTAATTACTCTCTCATAAACTGTATATCCTCCACTAGCTGAATTAGTAATAAAAAAAGGCTCCATAGCAGGATCCTGAATTACTGTATCACTTGAAGGTATTGAATCTGGTCTTCTTAACATAACTTTACTTGTTTTTATTTATTGATTAAATCTCTTAGATCACTTTTCGTTGCTAATCCAGTATGTTTAGCACTCACCGAAGCGTCATTATTTCTTAGTATTACTGTATGAGGTATAGACCTTACATTATATTTAGCTGCCATTCCGGAAGTATCGTCATCTACATTTACCTCTAAAAATTTTACGTTGTCAAATTCTTCTTTAACTTCGTTCCAAACTTTATCGTAGGTTTTACAAGGACCACACCAGTCAGCGTAAAACTTAATTGCTGTTTTTACCATATTTATTTTGCTTTTTTTTATAATGATCCATTTTGGAAAATTTCTTAGGTTTAGATTCAGTAGTTCCAGAAGTTTTCTTTCTCCACTCTAACCAGTCTTTTAATTGTGCTATTCTTTGTTTAGCTGATGCCATATTATAACTGTTTTATATAATACAATATAAGAACTTTTCACTGAAAAACCAACTTATTATGCGAAAGTTAGATCTATTTTACTGTTTGTAAAGTTAGTACCTATATGTGACCAACTATCTGGTCCACTACCGAATGATACTACTTCTGAGTAAGCATCTTGTTGTAGGTTTGATCCTGTTCCTGGTGTTGCTCCGTGTTGTTGACTAACACCTGTATATCCGGTCCAGGTTACTGAAGAAGTATAAGAATAACTTCCTGGAGTTACTGTACCTATTGTGGACATTACTTTTTCAATTGGATTTATACCGTAGAAAAGTGGGCTATGGGCAAAACCTGCATTACTTTTAACTAAACCACTTGTCCATACCCTTGGTGCTCCTAAGTTAAGATCTGCTGTAGTAACAGTATACCCTATTTGTAATGTACCTACATAAGAACCGGTAATAGTAGTGTTTGATATGCTGTATGTTCCACTATCTACTGTTAATGTTCCTATTAGTATACTTGTATCATTAATTGTAACTTGTTGATTTGCTTCTCCATTATCTAATGTAAGAGTCATTGTTTCAGTCCCTTCAGTGGTTTTATCAGCAACTAAACTTATAATAGTTTGAGCTGTTCCACTATTAACAGTAAAGTTACCTGTCAATCCTGCTGCGGTAATATCTGCTGCGGTAATTCCTGTCAACGTATACGGTAATACAGTACCGTCTGCAACATTTGCAGTTGTAAGAGTAAATATTACTGTATCTCCTTCATTTACTGGAGTAGTTGCAGAGATGCTATAGGTTGCTGGTGGTGTAGTACTTGTGTCATTAATCGTAACAGATCTTGGAGTACAAGTCACATCATTTAAATCTATAGTCATTGTTTCAACTCCTTCTGTTGTTGTATCTGCTGCTATCGTAAAAGCTTGAGTAGCTGTTTGACCTACTACGTTAAAATTACCTGTAAGACTACCTGCTGATAAATCTGCTTGAGATATTCCTGTTATGGTATAGGGTACATTAGTTCCCCCATCTACGTTTGTTGTAGTTAAAGTAAAGGTAACATTACCTCCTTCGTCTACAGATGCAACAGAAGAAGAAATATTATATGTTTTTGTAAATCCTTCATGTCTAGCCCAAAAAGTATCTGAACCAGTAAATGTTGTTCTTGTAATAGTTAAAGGATTGTTAGTAGATATCAATGAACCGCCTGTTTCATCTGTGTACCAACCTAGAAATGATGTATAATCAGGGTAAACAAAATCTGCTCTTATTATAAAATTAGCATAGTCTAAGAAATTAACTGTCTGCTCTAATGAACCTGATGTTGGACCTGCTGCTACTGGGTAGGTAATCTGAACTGTATTGTTATTTGATACCGGAGTAGTAGATGAACCTGAGTTGGCAACATTAAAGTACCTTTTATTAGGTTGAAATGGTGGTGAATTTGTAAAACTTGATGTTGTATTGTTACAAGATCCTGAATCTGTTACTTTAGCAAAAAAGGTATTAATATTATCTGCTACTGTGACAGTAACCCCTGTCGTTAATTGAGTAGGTGTTACTCCAGTTACAAGTAAATTAGCATTACTTACTGCAGTATGGAATAGAGACATTGTTTGAATATCTCCTCCAATAGAGTTTGCGTATAATTTTATCTGCTTTGACATAAAAGACTTCTTCTATATAAATAGTTACCCATCACAAGATATACAATCAGTAGCGGTTCTACTACCTATATCCCCGTTAATGACTGAATCTGTTCTAAGGTAATATAACGTTTTAATGCCTAATCTCCATGCTGCTTGATGTACCTCGTTAATAAACTTAGGTGAATCAGTAGGATCAAAAGCTAAATTCAATGATTGTGTTTGATCTATGTACTTTTGTCTTGCAGCAGCTTGTTCCACTAACTGCAATTGGTTAATTTCTGCAAAAGTTAAAAATATAGGTTTATCATCTGGCGGCATAATATCATCAGGTAGGTTAGCAATAGAACCTCTGTCTTTCATTATTTGATCCCATACTTCTTCTGTATTATGACCTCTTTCTTCTAAATAAGATTCTAATGCTGAATTTTTTCTTATAAATGTACCTTTTGCTGAGTTAAAGGTATATACATTTGCAGGTATAGGTTCAATCCCAGCCGATATACCTCCTACTATAGTGCTATTAGATACTGTAGGTGCAATTGCTAGGGTATGTGTATTCCTCATTCCTGTTCCTCTACACCAAACTGGTTCTCCATATTCATCTGCTAACTTTCTTGAAGCTGCTTCAGATTGAGTCTTTAGTTGAGAAAAAATCTGGTGAGTTAAAGATGTGGCAGCTATAGAAGCAAAAGGAATCCTCTCATTCTGCAATAATGTATGCCATCCTAATACTCCTAAACCAATAGCTCTTCCTTTTTTTGCAGATCTTGCTGCTCTAACTAAAGATTCTCTTCCTGATACTTTACCTAAAAATTCTTCTAATACTCCGTCTAGAAAGTATATTGCAGTTTCTACTAAATCTGTATTTTTCCATTCATTCCATTTTTCTAAATTAACAGAAGATAAACAACATATAAAAGAATGTTCTTCGTCGGTAAATAAAGTAATTTCTGAACATATATTAGTCATCGTTACATCTAGGTTATTTTTTTTATATGCTGGAGGGTTAGCGTTATTAACATTGTCTTTAAACATTATATAAGGTTCTCCAGTTTCTACTCTAGATTTTAATATTTTAACCCATAATCCCATTGCCTCAGGTTCTCTATGCTCTAATTTTTGCATATATGTATCATCCACTACAACACATTGGTGTAGGTTTAGACACTGTCTATTAGGGTCTCCTTTTGGTCTTCTAATCTCTAAAAATTCTTCTATATCTGGGTGATTGATATCTAAATTTACTGATGCTGCACCTCTTCTAACTGCTCCTTGATTAGTAGCTATAATTGTAGAATCATAAATCTTTGCCCAAGGAACTATACCTTCAGACTGACCAATATTTTCTCTTCCTATTTGTTCTCCTCTTCCTCTTACCTTAGATAATCCAATACCTACTCCTCCACCTAGTGAAGTAAGTCTCATCAACTCAGCATTTGTTAAACCAATACCTCTAATTGAGTCTGGTGTATCAATTCCAAAACAGGAAATAGGTAAACCTTTATCAGTTCCGGTATTAGAAAGAACAGGAGAAGCTAAATTTAACCAACCTTTCCACATATACCTAAAAAATTTTGAAGCTAAGTCTGGTCGATCTAGTCTTTTTGCAATAGTATCTGCTACTCTTTTATAAGCTTTCCTAGGAGTTTCACCCTCCATTAAATAACCTTTAGAGATTGTTGCTAATGATACCTCGTTCATCCACTCTGGATAATCTTTTCCTAACTCCCACACGGAAGTGTCTATGTCTGTTCCCATAATATTATTAAAATGCTGTTGACCAGTCTAAGTGACCTTTACTATAGTTTGTAACCCTATTAGCAAAAAAGTCTGTTTGTTGTTTACCTGCGATAACTGCATCAAACCATTTCATAGTCTTTAATGCACCTTTATCTATTTCTGAAGAAGGAATTAAAGGTTCTAAACCTAAGTCTCCCATCTTAGTATTAACTCTATGTTTAATAAAGTTTTTTAATTCATCTTTTGTAAGATTTTCTAAATCTCCCATTTCAAATACTTTATCTATAAAATCATATTCTAATTTAATAGCTAAGGTAGCAGCATCTCTAATTTCATTAACTAATTTCTTAGTTTTAAATTTAGGTTGCTCTTCCATAAGAGTTCTGAATAGCCAACAACCAGCATTAGAGTGTAAAGATTCATCTCTTACTGACCATTCTACTATTTGACCTACTCCTTTTAATTTATTTCTCATTTTAAAAGAAAGTAGTACCGCAAAAGAAGAAAATAAATTAACTCCTTCTGTAAATGCAGAAAAAATCGCAAGTGATTTAGCTCTTTCGTGCCAATTAGGAGTACCGTCATGATTATCTCTAACATTCATTAAAGATTCTATCTTAGCCATAGTAGCTTCATCCTCAAGAAATTCTGAGAAATCGTCTAATCCTAATTGTTCATTTAATAAAGAGTATGCCTCTGCATGAATAGTTTCTGATGAGCCTAAAGTTGTTCCCATCATTATAATTTCAGGTTTTCTAAACCACTTAGTAACTAAAGTAGACCAGTAATCATTTACTATAGTTTCAGTCTGTGCAAATCCTTTTAGTATTTGACCTATTACGTTTTTTTCGTAGGGTTTAAGATTGCTTTTCCAATCAGTTACGTCTTGTGCCATTGGTACTTCTGTATGTAACCAGTGTGCTTGTTGCTGTTTTAACCAGTAGTCGTATGCTTGTGGATACTCAAACGGTTTGTACACAACTCTTTCTTTTAATAAACTCATATATCTTTATATATTACTTAGTGTGTTAGACAAAAATGTCTGCTTGACGGAGTTATCAGCAGACCTAAATAAATAGAATATATATTCATGTTTCTGCCCATAAAATTCGTTTTTTTTTAAAATAATTTATCCATAGCTTCTCTATCAAGAGTGAACTTAGGACCTGCATTAGGATCATCTATCTCCATAGGAGCTTTTTCTAGAAATTCTATATGCCCATTATTGGTATCCATCTTAACATTATATGTCATTCCGTCTTGCCCGTACCTATTTTTCATAACATGTACTCTACCTGTACCTAATACTTTATCTTCTTTCTGTCTAGATAATGATAAACATACATCAGCCACCATCATCTTATCGTACGAACCTGCTGCTTTATCACCTTCTATAACACTATCTTTTGCTCCCATCCTATTAACCTGAGAAGGTGTAAGGATTGGTATTTTCATTTCTTTTGCTAAACCTTTAGTAGCTATAAACACATCATCTATTTCATCTTTTCTTTCATACCCCTTACCTCTAGATGGAGCCTTTAAATAGTCTACATAATCAATAATAATCATATCTGGTTTATGATCCATATCAATACATTTTTGTATATGAGACTTTATTGTATTTACCGATGCGCCTTTTGGAGCGTACTCTTTAACAATAAGCCTACCTTTGAGGTTATCAACTTGTTGCTGTACTTCTTTACGGTGCGTATTAATCTCATCAATTGTGTGTCCTGTAAAATAACAATCAAATCTCTTTCCAACGTAGTCTTCTCCGAGTTCCAAAGTGTAAAAGTTAACCTTATAGCCAAGCTTAACAGCGTGAGCAGCAATAGCAACCATAGTCCACGACTTACCACCACCAGGGCTACCAAAGATAATACCAAGATCCCCAGGTCCAAATCCACCTTGAATACCATCGTTAAGAATAGGCCAAGGAGTAGGAATAGTAGGACGATAGTTCTCTCTATAACGAGTCTCAATATCTTTATTATATTCATGTCCAATATTTTTATCCATTCCCGCCTTCATAGCTTTCTCTATAGTATTTCTAATACCATCGAAATCTGCAGCTTTTAATAAATCAGCTGAATTTAGGATTGCAGTTTTCATTTCTTGATTCTTACAGAAAGTAGAAAATTCTTCCTGTACAAATTCCACATCATCAGTAGATGCTTCATAAGAGTTTCTTAACTCTTCTTTAAGTGCTACTTTTAACACTTCGTTCTCAACTTTCTGAAGTTCTACTTTTAGAACATCCATTGTTATACTTGTATGATACTTATCAAAGTAATCTATAATCTGACCTACTATCCATTTATGTGAATCTGAGTCGAAGTAGTGATCATGTAAAACATCTCTAACATTCAGTAAGAAGCTTTTATCTGTAAGAAGAGAACCTAAAACCTTTAACTGAAATCCTTTGCCGTATTCTTGAAGTCTTTTTAATGTCATCTATAACCTTTTATTGTTCTATTAATATAATTACTTTTTGTCTAATAACCAACTGCTTGACTGTATTTTTTTCCTAACCCATCAATTAATTCTATTCCTAGTTCATTACATATATCAGCCTCTGGTATAGATTCATTTGTCTGGTCTCCTCCATTAGCAAATGCTAATTGATATACTCCTCCATATGTAGCATGAAGTTCTTTTAACGTTTCTATTTGAGTTTTATCAATATCTATAGAAAGTATAGCATGACTAACTATGCCTATTGCTTTAATAATTTTAAATCTTTCATCTTCAAGCATAAACTCTTTAGATCCTTTTAGGTATCTTTGCATATCAGAATTAACGATAACTATTAGTATATCGCTTTCTTCTTTTGCTGCCTGCAAAAGTTCTAAATGCCCAACATGTAGTGGA